GATGAATTCCGTGTTCAAGTTGGCACGAAGGCAGAACTTCTAGAACCAAGATATACTGTTGTTGGTGTTGATACCGTAATAGTAACTACTGAAGCCGCATATAGTGCAGATGATAAAGATGCCGTATTGTTACATTTCGATGCAATCAGTGCAACCGCTACATCTACAATCGATTCGGATGGTGCGATAGATTCCTTTATCTTGACAAACTCGGGTATATATTACAACGAACCACCGACCGTAACGATTTCTGTTCCATACAGTGTTAATGATTACAAACGTGGTGAGATAGTAACACAGTCTGGTAGTGGATACTCCATGACCGGCGAGGTTGCAAAATGGTCTGACTCGGACAATACTTTGTATCTGGCTCATGTGGGTGCGACAGACGGTAAGTATCACACATTCAATACAACAAGAGCGGTAGTTTCTCCTAGTGCAACCTATGCACCGAATCTGGTAGAAGAGTTACAACAAATAGAAGAGGTGGCCGCAGGTCTTTCTCAGGGAGATTACTTTGATGATTTCGAAAGTGATTTTTTAGATTTTTCTGAAGGAAATCCGTTTGGAGATATGGCATAATGTTCGGAACACATTTTTATCACAAGAGAGTAAGAACTGCGGTATCCGTATTCGGTTCTTTATTTAATAACATATATGTGTTGAGAACTAACTCGGCAGGAGAGACTATCTCTCAAGTCAAAGTTCCTTTATCATATGCCCCCAAGAGAAGTTTCATTCAACGTCTTCAAGAAATGAGAGAAGGTGAAGAACAGGAACGTAGAGTTGCAATTAAGTTGCCTCGGATGTCTTTCGAGATTACTTCTATGGCGTATGACCCTCAGAGACAACTACCCAAGACAAATACGTTCTCGACAACACTTCAAGGTAGTGAGACTAAACGTAATAACTTCTATGTGTCCGTACCATATGATATGACATTTGATGTCAACGTATATGCAAAGAGTCAAGATGACGCATTGCAAATGGTCGAACAGATTATACCATATTTCAACCCATCATATACGGTTGGTGTAAAACCTTTCAGTTCAGAGTTCCCCGAGATAAAAGAAGACGTACCTATTACATTACAGGCAATATCTTTCTCGGACGACTTTGAAGGTTCTGTTGGTGATCGAAGAACCATCATATACACACTATCATTCGGTATGAAAATAAACTTCTACGGCCCAACCTCACAATCACCGGTCATACGCGAAGTTAATAATAATCTATATACTATAGGAGCAGACGGAGATCTGTTTCACACACGCATCCAAACTACACCAACTCCGGTTGGAATTAGTGCAGATAGCGACTATGGATTTTTAGAATTATATTTGGATAGTGCATTTTAATGTCAGATGACAATAAAGATAATATCAAAAGTGATTATGACTATTCTAGAGAGACCTACTACGACCTAATTGAAAAGGGACGTGAATCTCTGGAACTCATGATTGAAGTTGCACGTGAGAGTGAACACCCTCGCGCATTCGAAGTATTGTCTGGTATGATAAAGGGTATTGCTGATGTTAACGATAAGTTAATGGATCTCAATAAGAAGAAGAAAGATGTTGAGAAATCTGATGTACCTGCTCTGGTAGATGGCAACGGTGGTAATACCACTAACAATGTGTTTCTAGGTTCAACAACTGAACTCCAACGATTTTTACAGAATGAGAAACAAGTGATCCCGCATGACGACTCAGACTAAGGAATCTTATCTTGGTAATCCCCAAATTAAACGTGATGGGGTTGCCGAGAATTGGACAGAAGAGAAAATAAAAGAGTACCAGAAGTGTATGGAAGATCCCGCATACTTTTGTCGTACATATGTAAAGGTGGTGCATCTTGACCGTGGTCTGGTTAATTTCGATCTATATCCATATCAAGAAAAAATGTTCGAACATTTCGAAGAGAATAGGTTTTCTATTGTACTCGCTTGTAGACAATCTGGCAAGTCAATCAGTTCAGTTGGATACATTCTATGGTATGCTTGTTTCCATTCCGAGAAAACTATTGCAATACTTGCGAACAAAGGTGCAACTGCACGAGAGATGCTCGCACGTGTTACACTCATGTTGGAAAACCTTCCATTCTTTCTACAGCCTGGTTGTAAGGCACTTAACAAAGGTTCTATTGAGTTTAGTAATAATTCTAGAATCATTGCTGCTGCTACTTCTGGGTCTTCTATTCGTGGTATGTCTGTTAATCTGTTGTTTCTTGATGAGTTTGCTTTCGTTGAAAATGCAGCTGAATTCTATACGTCAACGTATCCGGTTGTATCTTCAGGTAAAGATACCAAAGTAATCATCACCTCTACCGCAAACGGTATTGGTAACCAATTCGAAAAGATTTGGACTGGTGCAGTTCAGAAAGTAAACGCATACGTACCATACCGAGTGGACTGGTGGGATGTTCCTGGCCGTGACGAGAAATGGAAAGCGCAGACTATTGCAAACACTTCTCAGTTACAGTTTGACCAAGAATTTGGTAATACTTTTTTCGGTACGGGAGACACACTCATAGGTGCGGAAACCTTAATGGGTCTCCGAGCACTCAATCCTTCAAATTATCTTGAAGGGGGTGACTGTCTCATATATCAAGAACCTATTAGAGACTATGAGTACATCATGACTGTTGATGTATCGAAGGGAAGAGGACAGGATTATTCTACGTTTAACGTAATCGATATTACCTCACGACCATTTCAACAAGTCGCTGTGTATCGGTGCAATACTATGTCTCCATTGCTCTTTCCTAACATTATATATAAGTATGCGAATCTCTACAATCAAGCATGGGTTGTTGTTGAGTCGAATGACCAAGGTACAGTAGTTTGTAATGGATTGTATCATGACTTAGAATATGAGAACCTTCACACAACTAGTGCAGTCAAGGCAAACTCACTCGGCATAGAAATGAACAGAAAGACCAAGAGACTTGGCTGTTCTTCAATCAAAGATATAATAGAATCAAACAAAATAAACATCGTGGATGAGAACACCATCCTAGAGATATCGACATTCGTAGGTAAAGGTCAATCCTACGAAGCTTCTAATGGTAACCACGATGATCTTATGATGAACTTAGTGATGTTCGGATATTTCGTATCCACTCAGTTCTTCGCAGATATGACAGACATCAATCTAAAAGATATGATGTTCAGAGACAAGATGACGGCAATAGAAAATGATGTAGTACCGTTCGGTTACATTGATGATGGATCGGATTATATTGAAGAAGAAGAGAACACTTACCAAGGATGGCACTCGATTGATACGGTAGTTGATCGAGACTGGTAGAGAATAGTATTCTTATAAATACTAGTATTGAAAATAACCGTATTATGATTTACTTATCATTCGTTAACGAAACTAAAGGAAAATGCTATGGCTGTAAAACCCGCATCTCCACGGATCAATATCAGTGAGATCGACAAAACGGCAATCGTGCCTGCTGTCGGTGCTTCTGGTGCTGGTTTCGTAGGAAACTTCCGTTGGGGCCCTGTGCATGAACGAACTCTTATCTCTGACGAGACGGGTTTAGTTACTGCATTTGCCGCACCTAACGACACGAACTCAGTGGATTTTCATTCCGCTGCGTATTTCTTAAAATACTCACAAACTCTTCAAGTTGTTCGCGAGAACAATGGTGGACAAAACGCACACGGTGCAGTGACCAAACTTGCAGGTGACTCTGACCTTAACTCTATGATTGTCAACAATGGCTCTCACTGGGAAAATACTGTCAAAGACGCGGTAGGTGAAGGTGTATCTAAAACTTCTAGTGGTACTTGGGTTGCAAAATATCCAGGCGACATTGGTAACGCTTTGACTGTATCTTTCTGTCCTGCTGGCGACTCTGCAAGTGTTGATCACTTTACTGGTTGGTCATACGCATCACAGTTCACTGGCGCGCCTGGATCTTCTACTTATGCAACCAGCAATGGTGCATCTAATGACGAAGTTCACGTTGCTATTATCGACCGTACCGGTGTAATCTCTGGTACTGTTGGTGCAGTTCTTGAAAAGTTTGAATATCTCTCTGTTGCTAAAGGCGCAGTAACTCCTGACAATTCACCTAACTATATCTCTGACGTACTGAATGCAAACTCTCAGTATATCTGGAATGGTTACTTCGGTGATGACTCTGCTTTCGGTTCAGATTTCTTGAATCTTGGTGGATACTGGGGTACTATTCCTGATGTAGATACCGCTACCAACTATGGTCTTGGTGCTGCACTTACAGATGGTGTTCGTACAGTAAATCTTGGTGGTGGACAAGCGTCTGCAACTCTAGCTACTGGCGATATCTCAGAAGGTTACGATCTGTTCGAAGACAAACTCACTACCGAGATTGACTTCCTGATTGCTCCTATGCACCCAACTGCCGCACAAGGCGCGACTGTTACAAATGACCTAACGTCAATTGCAACTGCACGTAAAGATTGTGTTGTAGTAACTTCTGTAGACAGAAACAACCTTGTGGGTAAGACTGATGCACAAGCAACAACCAATGCGGTTTCCTTCGTTAGCGGATTAACTAAATCCTCTTACTTAATTGTCGATAACAACTTCATCAAGATCTTTGATAAGTACAACGACAAGTACATCAACATCCCTGCTGCTTCAAGCACTGCGGGTCTGATGGCTGCTACTGACATTATCGCAGATCCTTGGTACTCACCTGCCGGACAGAGACGTGGTAATTATCGTGGTGTTACCGATATCTTAACTAACCCTAACCAAACCCAACGTGACTCACTGTATAAAGCAGGTGTCAACCCTATCGCAAACATTCCAGGCACTGGTCTGATCTTGTTTGGTGATAAGACGTTGGAAAGCCGACCTTCTGCCTTTGACCGTATCAACGTAAGACGTTTGTTCATTGCGATTGAGAAGTCTATTGGTGAAGCTGCGAAAAACGTGATGTTCGAATTCAATGACGAGTTTACTCGTGCAGAGTTCGTAAATATCGTTGAACCTTTCCTCCGTAGAGTTAAGGGTCGTAGAGGTATAACTGACTTCCGTGTTGTATGTGATGAAACAAACAACAATCAAGAAGTTGTGGACAATAACCAATTTGTTGCAAGTATCTTCGTTAAACCCGCACGTTCTATCAACTTCGTTCAATTGAACTTTGTTGCTGTTAGAAGTGGTGTGGACTTTGAAGAAGTTATCGGCACGGTAGGAGCATAATACAATGGCTATTTTAGGTGTAGATGATTTTAAATCAAAACTAAAAGGCGGTGGTGCTCGTCCTAATCTCTTCAACTGTAAGTTGAACTTTCCTGCATTCGCCCTAGGTGATGCGGAATTGACTTCTTTCATGGTGAAGGGTGCACAGTTACCTTCTTCTAACGTAACTCCGATCACGGTACCTTTCCGTGGTCGTCAGTTGAAGATTGCCGGTGACCGTACATTCGAAGAGTGGACAGTAACCGTCATTAACGACACTGGTTTTGAAGTGCGTGATGCAATGGAACGTTGGATGAACGGTATTAATTCGCACAATGCGAACACCGGTTTCAATGATCCTGCGGATTATCAAACTGATTTGTCAGTTGACCAGTTGGACAAAGATGGACTTGTAATTAAGACTTACAACTTCCGTTCTTGTTTCCCAACCGTGGTTTCTGCTATTGACTTGAACTATGATACCACAGACACTATTGAAGAGTTCACGGTAACATTCCAAGTTCAATACTGGGAGTCCGGAACAACTAGTTAAGTTGTGACTAAATATATGCGTAGGGGGATTTTCCCCCTGCGTATTATTTTTACTTTGAGGCAAAGATGGCAGACGACAATAACAGTATTATGAAATTATTCGGTTTCGAACTCAAAAGAGCATCGAAAAAAGAAACCGGTAAAGAAAATGATAAATTACCTTCTATCGTTCCGAAAGCGGATGACGATGGTGCGGGTTATGTAACTGCGTCTGGTTCTCACTATGGTCAGTACATTGACATTAATGGTGATAACGCAAAGGACAATGCAGAACTCATCATGAAGTATCGTGGTGTGGCCAACCATCCAGAGGTTGACGCAGCGATTGAAGATATTGTAAACGAAAGTATTTCTGGTTCGGAGACAACCTCTCCTGTAGAATTGAATCTTGATGGTATTGAAACCTCAGATAAAATTAAAAAATTAATGACAGAAGAGTTTGATGGGATATGTTCCATGTTAAACTTTTCCGAGATGGGACACGACATATTCCGTTCATGGTATATTGACGGTCGTCTTGTCCATCACTTAGTAGTAAACGAATCTAATGCGAAGGCCGGTATCCAAGAGATCCGTCCTATAGACACCCCCAAGATTCGTAAAGTAAAAGAAGTAAAGTATAGAAAAGATACACAAACCGGTGCAAAGGTCGTAGATAAAACCGAAGAGTTCTACGTGTTCCAAGAGAAGAGTTCTACGCAGAGTGCGGTAAAGATTTCTCCGGATGCAGTATCATATGTGACTTCAGGTCTTACCGATCCCACCAAGAAACGTATTTTATCCTACTTACAGAAAGCAATTAAACCCATCAACCAGTTGCGTATGATGGAAGATAGTCTGGTAATTTATCGTCTCGCACGTGCACCAGAACGTAGAATCTTTTATATTGATGTTGGTAACTTACCTGCTAACAAAGCAGAACAACACATGAAAGATATCATGAATCGTTATCGTAACAAGTTAGTATACGATGCGAGTACTGGTAACCTTAAAGATGACCGTAAACA